TTGTTAACGTGCAGCTCCCATTCTGATTTGTTCCTGATCCAGATGCACTAGGAATTTCCAGACAGTTCGCCGGGTCAGTTCCTTTGTAAACCACTCTCTGGCCAATGGTCGTGCCGGGCGCAATCGCCGGAGATGCCGTGATGAGTTGTGTTCCGAGTTCATTTGGAATCACATACCACGTCTGATCGGCAGCGGACGAGGGAACAAGTCCCACCGTCGGGTCAATTGCAATTGGCGAGGTGTAACTTCCATGAATCTCTCGGGTGACTCCGCCACCACCACTTGTGGATGGAACAGCGGTCAGATTGGGCCAAGTAAAAAGCCAATATTGAACCTCAAGAGCTTCCCCAGGCTGAGGTTGATAGCCGTTGGTGAACAAAATGTAAGACTGATTTCCCGCAGTCGACACCAGACCCCAAACATCCGGATCAACCCAAACACCGTCAATGTAGACGTTGGTTGCCGCTTGATAAATGGGCTTTTGTGCAAGAACGAATTTAAGGTTGGTCCCATCAATGGTTCCGGCCGGAGTTTCGGTGACGGCCTGAAGGGGGTTTTGTGAGTTTGGAGAATTCGCAACGTAACTGGCCCAAATTACCTCTCCCAATTTGGGAGCAAAAGACATCGATATTGACATTCCGGCCAAGGAATATTGAGACACCCCAAGCTTCACACCGTCTTTGTAAACATCCAAAGACCCTGTCGTGATGGGTGTTTGCGATAAAGTGAACACTTGGTTGGTTCCGTCGACATTGCCCGTGGGAATTTCTTGGACAAAAACGGGTTGTTGAGAGAATCCGAATCGAGAAAAAACTCTCTGAGAATAATCGATAAGAATTTGATTTCCCATCGTGGCCCCAGAAGGAACCTGAAGGCCTGCCAAAACAAAACCTGGACCCGTATAGGTCGGGTAAGCTGGTGTTGCCGATGCCGTTCCTGGGACGATGACCAAAGCAAAGTCGTCATGAAGATTGAGGTCCACCATTGTCAAAGGATCTGAGGGTTTCGGAATCAGGGTGTCCCCGACTTGTCGATACTCAATGGCCAAAAGATCCCATCGGGGGTTTGAAGGGTCCCCAACGGCCGGCGTCGCGACGGGTGATCCGGTGAGGCTAGGCATGATTGAGGTGAAGTTCCCGACCGTATCAAAACCAATCCCGTCACCAACCGTAACACCCATGTCCCCGGTGTCTCCGGTGATCGTAAAAGGAGTTGGATAAAGTGAAGAGATCAAAACGCCAGGACCGTAAAGGGCGACTGAGTAGAGATCTAAAAGATCCTGCATCCCCTGAACGGTGTACTCGAGGTCAGTTTTGTCGACTAATTTCCTATCAAGTTGTAACCAGTTACGCTGTAAAATAAGTCCTCCAAAACTCAGCGACTCTCATCACGTCGGGGTTGCCGGTGGTGTCGAGTTATTTAAGATGATGTGAGTGCTGCGAGCAGGCTCAAATTTAGTTAAGTCTTTGTCAAGTAAAGCTAAGGTCGTGGCATCCGCGTTCCCGTAAATTCGGACCTCGTAGGCATAAGCCGTTTCTTGAATGTCGGCCAATTGGTCCGCCGTGATCCCGGCCGCAGTGTAATTCAGCGAACAATCAAGGGGTGTAAATCCAGATTGCTCACCAATGATCGGGTCAAGTGATCCCAAATAAGTGTTTTGACCCAAAGAAGAGTAACCCAAAATCCAAGTTCCGGTGTCTCCATTTGTGTTCACCTGACCACTCAGAGGTAAAATGGCAAAGGTCAAACCTACGGGAGTGAGAATTCCGGACACAATCGATGTAATGTAGGGAAGCGAAAGTCCACCCGTTGCCCGAAACTTGGCAAAAAGGTTTTGTTGTCTTTCGGTAAAACTCAAAGAAGAATCCTGAATCGCTCCAAAGTAATCTTTTTCCCACTGAGCAAGACCATCTGGTGTCAGTGTTGTGATAAAGAAGTTGTTAAAAACATTGTTGGCCTGAAGATAAACCCCGGCGATGAGAGTCGCGTGCGCTCTGAGCTCTGCACTCGAGTAAGAGATCTTGGTCACGTCCGAACTGTTCGCACGATCCTGTGGGTAAACTCCCGGAGGAAGTTCCGCTAGGAGGATGTCCAGGAGTTGTTCGGTATTAAGAAAATAAGGATTCAATCCCAATTAGATTGCCCCCACCGTTATTGTACCTGGGGCAGGTAATTGGTTTTGTCCAATCGGGTAATCAATTGTCGTTCCGGTCAAGGGTTGAACTTGCCAGTCAGACAAAATGGGAATGATCCCATTTAAAACACCCGTATTTTGATTGGGGACGGCCGAAAGATAAACGTCAATCCCATCATCAAGATCAGCGGCCACAACCCACCCACCGGATTTTCCGGGAAGAGGTCTTCCGCCGACGGCGTACTTGTAAAGAACCCGAGAAATTTCCCTTTGAACCAACTGCTGACAGGTCAAACCCAAAGGATTGTTCACAGAATCCGAAGGAACACTTGAGCTCGTCAGTCCTGCGGCATAAATCACGTTTACGGTTACGTTGATATCGAGCTCAGTCGGTGAGTAAACAAAAGGGCAGTCCGTGAGAGGTACGACCGCGTTGTAGTAATTTTGAATGGTGTTGATTACATCACTCGTTGGAATCCGAACGACGGACTCGCCTGCGGTCACGGCCGCGTCAATATTTGTGGTTCCAGCCGTCACATAAACACCAACGGTTCCCAGCCCTCGAACGAATCGGTAAATGGCGGCAGACCTGACTGCCGAAGACGCTTGAAAGGCGAACTCAGGGTAGTCGGTTTCATTTCCTCCCGCAGGAGCGTTTTGCCTACGAGTCAAAAGACGTGAACGATAACTATCGGTTGTTTCCGCATCTGAACCATTTCCGATGGTTGAAACGATAGCGGCGTTTCCCGTCACCCCTGTCGGAGGACTCACCACCGTAAAAGTGTCGGGTGAGGCGATGTTTCCAATTTGACCCGCGACCAAACACTGAACCGAAACGGTCAAGACCCCACCCACGATGGTTCCACCCGTCGTGTTCGTGTAGAGAATATTTGTGGGAGCGTAAAGAAATGTCAGATCCCCTGGGTTGATCACAGTTCCATTGGTCCCTGAAATAGTAACCGCAGCGGACCCACTGGCTTGGGTGGCTGGTTGTTGGGGAATGGCGTAGTCTTGTCCAATGATGGTCAGAGCCGTGGCCCTGGCCGTTGAAATAAAGGGATCGTTGTTGATTTTTCCCAAGTCTCCGTAAAGACCGGAAACGACCCCTGAGATGGTTTTTCCCCTGATCACAAAATCAGAGTTGTTGTCGTTCGTATTCAAATCAGGCTTGATGGACTTTAAAACCTGGAAGTATTGGGTCGCGCACTGACTGGGTGTAAGAAATGTGGGCATTTATCAGACTCCTGAGAAATTTAGCTGACCGGACAATGTGGTGGCGGCCGGGGTCACATAAATGTTATTCGCACTCCCTGTCGGTGTGGCTTCGGTGTTCTGGGTAGAAACGGCCGTCGCTTGGCCCGTTTGAATCAATTGAGTGTCAATGGCGTTTTTCACCATCGAAGAAAAAGTTACCTCTAAATTTTGATCTCTCAATCGGTTTTCGAGGGTGTAAAGGAGAGATCCTTGGCCGGGGACCGAGTAAAGCCATTGGCCCTGGGGAATGGTGAGTGCAAAATAGGCCTTATCTAAAATAGAATCGCTCGGCACCGGAGAGCCGTTGACGACAACGTAATCCTTTTTTAGAGGGTTCATCTGTAAGTTTTGCATTCGCCTCCCATCGTAACAGCCAAAAATCCAATGATCTAGGTAATCGTTCCCGTGCCCCCGACTGGACCACCACCGTTTGAAAAACTCCCCGGCTCCACAATCGCGTTTGTCTGGATATGAGAGACAATCATTGTTCCCAACGCGTTGCAAAACTCTTCCAGTTTTTCCTCATCCGCAGGAGCACCGAAGATCGCTTCGATGGCCCCTTTAATTTCAGTTCCCAGTTGGGATCCGTTCATCGGCATAAATTACTCCGTAAAAACAATACTCGAGTTGATCGTTCCGTCTTCAATCGGACTGGCCTGAATCGAGGTAAAGTCACTGGCATTGATGGGTGTCCCCGTCGCATATCCCAAATTGCCCTCGTGAGTATGGTTTAAAATTGCCGTTAAAAAGTTATTTAAAAATGTCTGAAGCACATCTCCCAATGGGACCGGGTGTTGAGCGGTTTTTGATCCCAACTGGACTTTAGACTCAGAGAGGTAAATCACATGCCCAAAAGCATCGTAGAGAACCGTCTCTCCGTCTTCCATGGTGGGTCGATTGGAATCAAAGTGTCCTACAATATTGACGTGGGTCGCGTTCCCACCAATCGGAACGGAAAGGGCATCGGTTCCGACAGGAGCTCTCGAACCCAGACCAAAAGGTTGGATGTTTCGGGCATTAGAAAACTGAGAGTCCGTTGCGGTCCTTTGGAAGGTCGTTCTCATTTGATCGGCATTGCCAATGATTTTACTCATGGCAATGGGGGCCAACTCTTCCCTGATCACCATTCGAATGAGTCTGATCAACTCAATTTCTGTCATCATCTTGCCGCCGATCCACTGACAATGGTGTTCAGCCTACAAAGATGAAGGCGAGTAAGAATACCCTGGTCCTTGGTCAACTCGTAACTTACATGGTGGGAGTAGAGAGTTTCAGTTAACTCTTCATCGTCAATGATCACATTGTAAGTCTGATCAATGTCATAAAGACTGCCGTAACTATTTACATGTCCAGTGACCACGGCCTCAACCTTGATGACGTTCATGTTTTCACGAGCAATTTGTCTTCGGGCAAATTCTTTACCTATTTGATTGTAGTTTCCACTTTGATTTCCTACCTGCGTGATCAAGTTGACGGTGTCTCCACCATTTCCGTAATCAAAGAAGGTGTAAATCGATCTTCCGACACCAGTGGGGATGACCTCTTGCATATCCTGGTCGTTATTGATCATGGTCGCCACACCGGGATCAGTTTGATTGAGACTTTGAAGTTGGGCCGCAATTTGACGAATTGATTGGTTGAGGTTTCTTTGAACACGACACTCGAGAATGTTGTTCTCAAGACCGTCATACTGGGCGAGAAGATCGCCAGAGGTCGGTTGGGCAAAATTGGGTTTACCCACAAGGATCATCCCGTCGGCAGAAGTCCAAATCAAAAGGTTGGCAAACTCAAGCATTCTCTGAAGGGCGTTGATTTTTGTCTCACCAGGATTCGAAGAAAAAAGGAAAGATGAGTTGGGGGCATTTGAAATATTAAAACCTTTTGGGCACCGAGTGTTTGCCAGGACTGAACCAATGATGGTTTTAAGTGTTGCCTTCTCAAAATAAATAATTTTGTTGTTTGAATCAGTGGCGGCATTATCCACAAGTTGACCCAGGACATCTCGTCCGGTCATCACATATTCGACAGAGTCTTTAGTGATGTGAGTGTCCGTCTCATCAATGATCCCAACGGCTAAGGGTAACCTAGTGTTTGTTCCTGTTTTGGCAAAAATTTGAACAAAGTCTCCTGACCTGATCGCCATTCTGGTATCACGCGAAACCCCTGGTGCCGTAAACCGAAAGGCAGATCCTGGCGAAAGAATGTTTCTCTCAAACTGATAACTTGTGAAAGTCACAATTTTTTGTGAAGGACTTTGGGGGTCCGAAGCACTGATGAACTCTAGCTCAATTGGAGTCTGGGTCATGAAGCAGGAACAAGGACCGTGGTCCCAGCCTCCACCCGATTCACCGAAGGAAGTGACGGGTTTAGAGCCTCAATGTCGTTTTGTCTGTCGGGAGCTAAACCGTTGGCAAAGGCGATTTGACGAAGACTCATGGGAATAATTGGCGTGTAGGAAATGATCTGAGTGACCGCTTGAGAGATACAAGTCTCGGTCACGTCCTGGATCATGACGGCGATTTGACGGTAATTAAAAACCACATCAAAGCTGTAAATTCCCAGGTTTGCTTCCGCCTCAGCGATGGCGACTGAGATCGCAGCCCGTTGTTGGTTGGCCGAAAAAACGGCCTGCTGAGTCGTGATCTGGTTCGCATTCAAAAAAGAACTCAGTTGAGATTGGATCAAGGCTGTCGTCGCCGGGTCATAACCCACCTGTAAAACAGGGGGAAGATTACTCGTCGTGGTACTTCCCGCGTTGGGGACCGTGCCTGAAGATAAATTGATAAGACTGACACCGGCCGATGCCGCTTGAGCCCCCAGAGTATTGATCGTCGCGTTGTTTGAAAAAGTGGCCGCAAGTTGGGCCTGAAATCCTGCCACCGCGTTGGTGATCGAGGTCAAGCGTTGGCTCAAGGCATTTTGGATGGCTTTTGGTAAAAGCAAAATGGCCGTGGCGTCAAAGAGAGCCGACTGAACTGCCGATTGGTACTGAGTCAGTTTTGAAAGAGAGTTTCTGATGGACTGATCAATACTCGTCGACTTTGCCGTGGTTTGGGCTGTGCCGTTTAGACTTTGTAGTTGGACAGAGTTGTCCTCCATGAAAACGGCTTTGATCGTGACGGCATTCCACTCGTCAAACCTGTGAACGAAATCCCAGTTTTGAAACTTGACCGGAAACACTCCGCGAACCGGGTGAATGATTTGAGCATCACCACTGTACTTGGTGACGTTCTCAATAAAGTCATTGAAGCGTTCTTGGTACTGAAGACCCCAAAACTTGAGGTTAAAAGTGAAAACCTCACCCTTTCGACCCATGTCTGAGAGTTCTTGTCCGTCTTGGTAAGGGTATTCGTAAATCGCAAGACGTCTTCCACCAGCGTCGGCCACCTGATCCAGGGCCGTAATGCTCTGAATGTTCTCGGCGATTTGCCCGGAAGAGGCCGCGGCCCCTCGTTGTTCAAAAAAAAGAACAACGGACTTTTGAACATTTCCGTTTGAAAGTTGTTGAAAAATACACCGTTGAAGATTCCAGGTTCCCTTTGAGGGAGCACCGTAAGGGTTTGAGATGTTCGAGATTGAATTGATGATGTCGTTAAGAGCCATTATCTCACCCCTTTCACGTTTGAAGGATTGGTCATTTGGACGGGTCGTTTCATCATGGCCCGAAGTGTTCCCGTTTCAACGGCTTTGGCAAACGCTTCGGCCGAAAGGTTGGTTCCGTTTTCTTTGTTGAACCGCGAGGCTCCTACCGCATTGGCACTTCCTTCGGCAGACGACATGATGTCTTTTTTGTCGGGACCAAACATGTCAAAGGCCTTATCGCCGACCGAGTCTAGGAGTCTCTTAGATGGTTCCCAGTGATTGAGAAGCTCCCCCACCCCGATACCCGCACCGAGGGCCGCAAATCCACCACCGACCTTGCCCATCATCCCCATTGCCCCACTTCCGGCCATGGCCCCACCACCACCGATTTCTGAAGCGTTGACGACATAAACGGGAGTAGCCCCCGCGGCTTTTGCGAGCTCGCCTCCGGCCATTCCTTTGAGCATTCCACCACCCGGAATTTTGCCCAAAAGTTGTGACGCGCCACCACCCATGAGAAGGGCTGAGAGACCCATGAGTCCGGCCCCGCCCGCGATGGCCCCTTTGTTTTCCCAGAGGGCCCCGCCGGCCTGTCCGAGAGAGTTCATCCCACCCTTGGTGTTTCCCTTCATGAACTCGTTGACGGCCTTGGACAGGTCATCACCGACCACCATGACGGTGGCCTTGAGTCGCTCTTTGAACTGATCAAATTTTGTGCTGAAGTTGTCGGCAGCGATTCCAAACTGATCAGCAGTTTCGTTGGCCCCGCTGGCGACCTTGGAAAAATCGTCCATGTTGTCTTTAAAAGACGCGGCCAGTCGTGTCAGGTCAGCACCTGAGGAACCGTGAAGACCCGTCGCACCTTCCATGGCCTGTTCTGAAAACTGACCAAATCTTCCGGTGTCGATTTTTCCCAACTGAGAGGCATCCATTTTTCCGTTCTTAAAAAGTTGAACTCCCAAGGTGGAATTCAATCTTTCCTGGCCACCAACGGTTGCTCCCTGCTGCATGAGTTGTTTTAAGATATTGACAGAACCCTCGCCACCTTTTGAGGCCACGGCGGCTAAACCCGCAAGTTCACGCGTGCCCATGCCTGATTTTTTTGCCACGGCGGCCATGTCTTTGACCACGTCTCCCACTTCACTGGCCGATCCAAAGGCCCCCTTCACTCGTCCACCCTCAAGGGCATCCAGAGTTTTTTTGAAGGACTCAGAGGTGACCTTTTGTCCTTGTCTCTGAAGGATCTCAATCACGGTGTCAGACAGTGTCTCGGTGTTTTCGTTTTTGTTGATACCCTTGGCCTGACCCAAGGTCTCGGCGATGTTGGCCAATTGTGCTGTGTCTTTTACGCCACCTTTAGAGGATGCTTTTTCCATACCAGGAAGAACGTCCTCCAATTTCTGACCAGTCCCTGCGACCCGCATGGCGACCAATTTTTTGAAGTCATTCATTTTATCAACCGATAATCCCAAACGTGTGTTGAGTCGGTCAAAAGCTTTTTCCATCTCAAAAACTTGTTGCGCCCCGGATTTTAGATCCTTGGCAATGTTGAGCCCCTCAGCGAGGGCCGAGACCCCGAGAAAACTCTTCATGTCTTCTTTGAGTCGGTTCCCGAGGTTACGAAAAATGGTTGAGATTTTATCTGATGATTGTTCTGACTGATCTTCTAGTTTTTTGAAGTTTTTGACGGCTTCTTTGCCGAGAGACTCTTCAATTTTATCGGCCAACTCTTGAGCTTTTTTTGATAGCTCGGCCATGGAGGCGATGACTTTTTTGGGGTCAAGATCCATTTCTAATTTGGTATCAGACACGGTCTATCCCCTTTTTTGCGCCGACTCCTCTTTTACTCGATTCTCGTGCTCTTCAGCCTCGAGATCGTTGACGGCCCTGTTCATCACTGCCCACCAGAGGAGCTGTCCATCGGTGAGGTTTGGAAATCCACTCGCTGGATCAAATCCTGAAATGCGATAAATATCGCCCTGAGCTGCTTTAAAGATAAGTCTCTCGACCCCACCCCGTTTTTTTTTACCAGATCTACGAGAGATCGGAACTCTTCAGTCCCAATTCTCTCAATCGACGGGTTCGCGTCGTCCATGATTTTGATGTACTCATCATAAAGAAACTTGAGCTCATCACTGGTCATCTTATCCAAAAGTGCAATCGGAAGACTCGGGACTTTACTAGGGCCAACTGGTGTACTGGCCAATTGAAGAGTCGACATCTGGATGAAATTGTTTTTCTCAGTCTCATCCCCTCCATAATGCATGGAGGCCGTGATGGCCTTACGTCTGATCTCCATCTCTTCAGATCTGCTCAAAACTCTGAAGTGGACGACCTGTCCTCGAAAGGAAAGGGATCCGGCGTACCTAGCGCCTTCACGAAATTTCGCAAGGCGGTCCTCGATTGTTTCAATTGGCTCATGTTTTTCGTGGCCCATTCAAAATCCTAGCTTACGTTGTCAAAAGTCCTAAAGACGTTGCAAAGAGAGCAGAATTCCCGACTTGGTCGATGATGTCTAGGGCCAACATGTTGAAAGCCTTTTTACCTTCAGACCCCACGCCACCCGCGGACTGATCGGCGTCGACAAAATCAAGACCCGTGCAAGTGTACCTGTCCGCTCCGTGAGCAAAAGTCAGGGCCACGTCTTGGGAGTTGTAATCAATGGACTCTAGCTTTGGGGTCCCAAGGGTCGACTGAACGGCCACTGAGAAACTCAAATTGATGTCCAAATTTCCCTTAACGGTTCCTTTATGACGACGGTTGGTCGTCATGGTCGGGACATACTTGGTCCCGTAAGAAACCTTCAGGGTGATGTTCTCGATGTCGAGGACTTCAGTTCCGTTGATTGTAATACGGCCCCGATCAATGAATAAAACGCCCATGAAATCCTCCTAATTAAATTGTAAACGAAGAAGCCGAGACCACGCCCTGAATGTTTCCCGCAATGACGTACAATCCGGGGATGACTTCGCAAGGGATGTAGAAATCAAACCGACCAGACGAAGAAACTTGAACCACGAATTTTGTGGCGTTTGGTTTTACGTTCTGGAATGCACCTTGTGCTTGGAAAGCATAAGCTTCCCGCAAGACTTCATCTTTAAATGCCGCCGCAACATCAGCCGACGCCAGTGTGCCACCGGGGTTGTTGTTGAACGGAGGGTTTTGCGAAAGCTGGTAAACCACTTCACGGAAGTCGTACAGGGTCACGATTTGTTGCCAATCGAAGTACGAAGTCACAGTCACATTGGCAGGGGTTGTGGTGTAAGTGGTTCGAGTGCGGATAAAAACCACATCACCCGCAGGATCTACGGTCAAAGGAGACAGACCCGCCTGAAGGGCTGCTTCACTTTCACCTGAAGGATTCCAATCGATGATGTCACTTGCGATTTGGGGAGGAATGATTCCACCCAAAACCACATTAGCCAAAGGAACGTAAGGAAAGACAGAGGCTAGTTTTCCGGCCGCCACCGCCGCCGCCACGAGCTCAGGAGGCTGACTGACCACGTTTTGGAAAGAGATCGACTCAGAAGTTTCACTTGCCGCCGCGGGAAGTGCGTTGCCCGAAGAGTCGACCATGGTCACGGTTGACGAGGTCACTTGACCAACCAGGGCACCCGCGGGAACTCCAGTTCCTGAGATTTGAGCGCCAGGATAAATACCAACTGCTGAGGCTAGGCCCGTGATGACGTTTGAGGCTTCAGTCAAAACGCCGGCCTGTTCAACAAGGGCCGTGTTTGAGTCAGGGAGAGATTCAACCATGACGTACTGAGAGTCGATATCAAAAGCGATTTGAGTCGCCAGAGGGGCCAGGGAGGCCAATTGAACAAATGAACCAAACTGACCTTTAAGGTCGCGGTCAGGACCCGAGAGGGTAATGGCCAAATTTTCAAGCTGTAAAAGCATCGCCGCATTTTCAGCAGGGTAGCAGGAGACCAGAAGGTCACTTCGAAGATTCATGATCCCGTTAAAGGCCACGTTGCTTGTTCCAAAGTTCGTGTCTGAAAAAGCCAGAAGAACAATTCGGAATGCCGGGAAATTCGCATTTCCAGACAATTGATTTGATTTCACAAAAGCTGCGGCCATTTTTCCGGCCTGAGATCCTGATCCGGCCACGAGATCAACTTCCGCCTGAGCCGAAGCCGCGTCACCGACGTTGATGACATTGTAAACCTGGTAGGGCATTCCGGTCCCACCCGAAGCCGCCATGTGGGCAAAGAGAGTCGCAAACTTTCGGCCGACGGCCAGAGCCTGACTTCCGTAAGTGATTTGCAACGGAACGCTGGGGGTCAGTCGGTTGCCGATGGTGTCGATAGTTTGTGACATTGTAAACTCCTTTAAGTATTAACTGTAAAATCATCCGCGACGACAATCTGACTCACTTCATCTTGATCGAGTCCGTCATACTCGCCCAAAATTTCCACCAAAGGTTCCAGGGTCACTTCAAAAGGTTGACCCTTGGTTCTTCTCATGAACTCAAGTGCTCTGTACCAAGATCTTAAATCTATTCGGTACTGAACATCAAGGATAGTCACAGGGACCAGTTCATCCTCGACGATACCCTCGACGTTTGGCGACCATGTCAGGGTTTTTCCGTATTCGTTTAATCCATAAACTTTCATTGGCCTTTGAATGTAGTAGAGCTCGTCCAACATGTTCCCAACGTAATCGCTGGAGAAAAAGTTCTCGAGCACACCCTTAAATGCTGCAGGCACTCTGGCCAGGTCTTCCCGGCGCATGTTCGGTGGCCAAAAAACCTGGATCTGCACTGTGCCACGAAGGAAGGCTTGGTCAGAATCTTTGTTTTCAGAGGAGGCCTCAAACACGTTGATTGCCGGAAGTTGCCTGACCGACCAGTCCATCCTTTGATAATCAGCCCAGCGTTGTTGGTTGGACGTTTTGTTACCACTTGAGTCTGAAATGTAGGGGCCAAAGAGTGCAACGAATCCTGGGATTGAGGAGAGCTGAAGGAGTGTTTTGGGAACGATATCCTCACCTGGACTCGACAGAAACAAACCATCGATTGTTGCTTGTTTGATCTGCTGACCGTTGATGATTTTGGGATTCACCGGATTCATCGTCGACCCTTAGTAAGAAACTGAGTTAAAATCTGAAGGGCCTTCTCGGCGATGTAATTATTGAGCTGGACCTTCCACGCGTCTCTGATCACCATGAACTCACGCTTGGGAATTCCTCGAGAAGGATCTCCGTTGTTATGGACACCAGCGTAGACGAGATTTGTTCCCCAAACTAGGTTCGTTCCTTGAATGCTGTACAAATTTGACCCAGAGACAGATTTCCCGCCTTTGGTCGGAGCACTGGATCCAGTGAAGCCAGGGATGGTGGCGGTCTTTTTAAGGAGACCCGTCTTCTGAAGAATCTTCCGGTTGGCTTGAATCTGATTCTTCCCCGACTTCTTCATGTTCGAAGAGGTCCGGGCGTTTTTTTCGTGCGCGATGAGCTGCGAGTCGACCTTTCTTTTGAGGGAGGACCTTTCCGAAGTATTGAGTTGGCTCTCCTTTTTTCCCCGTAAGAAGCGCTTTTTCATTTTGTTGATGACTGATTTTTTTACTGAAGCCCGAAGTGTGGCGACCTTTAAAGGAGCCCATCCCGGTCCCTCCTGTTCAAAATTGTCAGCGATGGCCTGAGAGATAATGGCCGCGACCCCTTTCATCGAAGGGATCTTGTTGAGCTCGGCCTTGAGAGCGGGATCGTCAAACCTCTTTACGAGATCCTTGAGCCCGTCCAAGTTTACCTTCAACATCCGTTGTTCCTACCCGTCGGAAACGGATTGGAGAGGTAAGACCTCGAAGGATCATTAATTTGCTGTGCCGCGTAGGTAGCGGGGTTTTGGCAGGCCCCGTCGGTATTGATGATCATGCCTTTGTAACCGTCATCGGCCGAAGAGTTTGTTTGGGCCAACATGAGATCTTCCAGTGGGGGAGAAAACCTGAAACGGTCGTGTTTAGAGTTCTCACCCTCTTTGTCCCGACCTAAAAGTCGGTCTATTTCCAGGTCGTATCTTTCGGTCACGGTTTTGGTGTAGCCCTCAGCATTGATGTGAGAACCACGGCCGAAGTCAGTGCCGATGATGAGAAACTCAGCACGAAGATCCACCACTTTCCTGATCGCTCTTTGAGTGTGATCGGGAAGGTTGGTAAAAGTTCCGGTCGAAATAGACCTGAAAGGAATCGCGTACCTTGACCGAAGGTCGAGCTCGACATCGGTCTCGGCGTCTCGAACCAGTTGTGTCAATAAAACATCAGGTAGTTCGCCATCTACGGGTTGTGTGGGATCGGCCTGAAATTGGACCTTGTTGACCAGTTTAACTTTGACTGAGTCAAAGGTTGTGTACATCAAACACTTTTGGTCCAACATTCAAAGTCCTTACTCTGAAGACTTCGCCGCTTGTTGGCGTTTCTCCAGTCGGTTTTGCCTGGTCTTTAAGTTCTGCTCGGTCGGGAGAGCTCCGGAAGCTTCCAAGTATTTTTGATGCTCAGGGTCTTCGGGAGTTTTCACGATGTTCTTGATCCCTAAGTCATTCATGTCTGAAACGGTCAGGTTGGCAACCGGGATCGCCACCATTCCGGGAGCTGTTTCGTGAGGAGCCGCCGAACTTTGGGGCTCAATCAAAATCGCCTTCACAAACATTTCATCACGGTCCGAGTATTTAACCGGAGTCGTGATCATTTTTGCAAAATCAGCATCGACCTCAATCACTTCACCCGTCTTGTAGGTTCCGTTTGGAGTCGTGACGTTTTTCAAAAATTTGACTTTAACTAGAGCCATGTTCAGCATCCTTTTTAAAAGAGTTACGGGGTGAGAGACCCACCCCGCGACTCTATCAATTAGACAGACGCTGTCAACACGTCCTGATATCGCTTCAGGCGAGGAGCTCCGTAGAACCCACCGATCAAATCGATATAGGGATTGCCCTTGCGGTCTTCGATGTGCTCGTCAACCAAGACGAACTTACCGGGAGCGGGGTTGTCCACTGAACCGTTTGAAAGGCTCAGAGTCATGACCATGTCTCCAATTTTGTTGTTATCCGGAAGTTTCGCCTCAAAGAAGATCTTTCCATCGGGGATGAAATAGATCGCGTCGCCGACAGTGATCTCGCCAGTGGTCGCATTTTGCGTCTCTGACTGATACCAACCGCCATAAACTTCGATTTGGGGACAACCGGGAACCAAGAAACCCATGACGGCATTGATGTCGTGCATTTTGTAGGTTTCAGCAGCAAAACGGTACTGGATCAATGACTGAACATTGGGGTTATCCAAAACGATTCGCGCGGTGTTCGGGTTCATGATAATTTTTGTGATCTTGTATTTTCGGAAAGGGCTATACCCACCGAGTGTCCAAAATCGCAAATCCTGAACAGGGGTCGCCGCAGGGTTGGCAACGTAGTTACCGCCTGTGACCATTCCCCACGAGTTCGCCGGAGAAACCTGATTCTGCGAGGGGACACCAAAGTTGATGGTGCGACCGTCGTAGACGTAGTTTCCATTGAAAATCGCCTGCCAACGCAAGAGCTCAATACGAGTCTCAATGCGGTTGTTCAACACGAGAGCATTCTCGTTTAAGTGTTGACGAATCCCACGTTTCGACAGGTCGTTTAAACCCAGCTCACGAAGGTTCAAGATATCCTGTTCGTCAAAACGGATGAACTCTTTGTACGCGCCGGGCGCGAATTGTTGAGTTCTGAATTGACGACGTTGAGAACCCTTGGGGTCCGCACCTTTCGTGTGCTCTTGGACCATCCCGCCACGGGCTTCCAAGACATCCACGAACACAGTTGTTGAAGGGATCTCAACCGTGGGGAGATATTTTACTCCCAAAAACTCCGTGGGATCGACTTCAATTTCACGGATGACTTCTTGAAGTACCCGCGTGTGCTCCGCTGCAAAAACTGTAGACATGAAAGCCTCCTAATTAAAATTTAAAAATCTAAGATTTGTAAGCCCTGCTCTGTGTAGCTATTTGCTTTTAGCAAAGTGATCGCATTTGCATCCAAGCCGATCAAAAGTCCTTGGATCAATTGACCACCACTGATCCACTTCATCTCTGAACCGTTACCGGCTGCATCGATGTTTGCGTCTTCAGCTAAAACACCAACGGGCACTTGTGATCCGTCTGTGTTGGCAGAGTTGTAAGCTTTGTAGTAACCGGCGTCGGCACCAGTCGCTGCAAAACCAAGAACAAGACCAGCGTACTGGTAAGTTCCAACGAGAGAAGGTGTTAAACGACCACCGTTGAACTTCGTAAGATCAGGCCGTTTGGCGATGATCTGTTTAAAATTCGAGCGGCTATCCGTTTGGATAAACAGGGCATCTCTTAATTCGGGTTGAGACATTTTGAACTCCTTTTAAAAAAGTTGAACTTAAGCTTTTGCTCCAGCGTGGCCTTCTTCACCGGCTGCGCCATTTTCGAAGTCGTGACCTTCTTCGGCTTCAGAGCTCATGAGCTCATCAACCATTCCGGCCATTCGAGCTAAATTGGTTTTCACCTCATCGAGCTCTGACTCCAATGCTTCCATGGATTTTTTTTCATCTTCAGAATGAACGTCGTCCATTGCAGAGAGTGATTTACCTTCAGAAGCCATTTTGCACATTTCGGCGTGGCAAGATTTGGCACCCTCAAGATCACCCTTCTCAAGGTGGTGGGCCATTTTTGCCAAATGTTCTTTCATCTCGGGAGAAGCGTGACCACGCTCTTCGTGCTCTTCACCCATTTTTTTAGCACGGTGAGATTCTTGAGCCTCGTCGCTCAATTTATGAGACATCTCGTGTTTGTCGCCGTGGTCTTTGTCGTCTTCACCATCTTCTTTAAGTTTCGCGCCGAGTTTTTTCATCTCGCCACGAACTTGGGCCTTCAGTTTTGAGATTTGACGACGTTCAAGTTCTTTGCCCATTCCACCAAAATCAACTGTCTGAGAAGCGTCCGAAGATCCGCGTTGACCAATGACTACCTTGGTCTCAAGAGCTTCGTAAGACTTCATGACGGTTTCGAGCATCTCGGGAGGAAGTGCGGCCATGTGTTTGACTTGGCTTCCTTTAAGATTTTTCACTTCAGCGGGAGTGAGTTTTCCGGCTCTTGCAAGAGCAGTTAAGCGGGTCATAATTTGACCTTCTGCTTTTGCCAAGCGAACGCTTTCCTTGGTGGTAACCAGCTTCGAACTCATGTTCGTCAGGTTTTCTTTCATCGCGCTGAGTTTGCTCATGCGTGCTTTTGATGCCTGAAGTGATTTTTTAGACATTGAATTGTCTCCTTTAATTGTTTTCTTGCCTTTACTAAGGAGCATGGCACCGGGAGCCGCGGGTTCAACAACGGAACTGATCTCCCCTAGGGTATCAGCCAGTTCGTCAATTCCCACGCTTAAGTGATAAACTCGACCATCTTTCACCTTCTGGACATTCTCTGCTCCCAGAAACAAAAGATCGGTAACGGCGCACGCAACATTTTTTCCAACCTTAGGAACATCACGAACTTCTAATCGAAGTTTACTGGTCATTCGTCCGTAGACGTTGCCCGATGAATCAGGATCATGAGTGTCGAGAATAGGGGGAAAGGCACCAGGAGGCATTTTGTCCCAACCACCATACTGTTTAGCGATGTCTTCCAAGAGAGCGTTTTGATTTTCGACGATACGTTTGATTCGATCAGCATCGAATGGTTTGGTCTCACCATCCATTGATTGATAAGTAACGCCTTCTCCCTCGGGACCCGAGTGGACAAGAATCGCTGGTCGAATAATTGAAGAATCTGAGTCACCGCTTGAACTCTCCGAGTTCTCGACGGTTCCTGTCGCATCCTTCAAACGCTTAAAGGGCATCCCTGTCCTTATTTCCGTCCCGCCACCCATCCCGGAGGTAATGGTGGAACTCGTCGTTTATTTGGATCTCTATTGGTGTCTTTGAACATCTTAAGGTTTTGTGGAGTGTTTGCAAGAGGAATCAGTTCACTCCGACAACGCCAGTGGCATGCGGGGGTGTTCTCTTTGAGCAATTGAGTACCTGGACGATAGATCAGTCCGTCTCTTTTGCGACAAATGTCTGTGGTCGAGCTATCGCGATTGGATTGGAACAAGAAACCAATAATGTCTTCGTCATCGTTGAAGAAACTGACCTGAACTTTGTTGAAGTAGTTCGTCGTTTCTGTTTGAAAAATGGTTTCAACGCGACTTTTTGTTGCTTTCCAGGCTTCGCGAAGCTCTTTTTTGACCTCTTCAGGAGAAATTTCTCCTCTTTGAAGTGCCGGACCAATTTCGGCAAACTTACGATCAAGCTTCTTAAAGTAGGCCTTTTGAAGTTTCCCCACAATGATCCGGCCCCGCCGCTGCATCGTTGGCCACATTCGTTTGCTCGAGAAGAACTTGACCAAGGGCGGGAGTCGATTGGGAATACCCAACGGTAATTTGCCCAACTTTTTTTTGTCACTCTGCGGCTTGAACCCCTGGACCTGCTTTACTACCTGACTGACACCGTAGGCTTTGTGAACCACTTGGGAGTAAAACCTCTCCATAACCAGGTACATTTGTTGATCAGACGGTTTGGTGTAGGACCCGGTCTCAAGATACTCAGTTGAGATCTTCTCGAGCATCCCCAACATCATGATCTCCATCATTTTGATGGTTCTGTTCATGAGATCGTCTTGAATGGACCAGGAGTGAGCCTGGTATTTCTTCATCCACTTCATGGTCACCTAAATGGTGATCCGCCCGAGACTCCAACTCGGCAAGGAAGGTACCAACCCATCCCAGTCACTTCATGTGAGCGGATCAAGAAATGTTTTCTCTTCGAATTCGATAATGGTTTGTTGCGCGAGTCTTAAACCATCCACCATCCCAGCGTAAAACTTAAAGGCCTCTTCCTTGCCTTCAATTTTTTTGCGACCGGCCAGCTCTGCGTAGGCCTGAGTGGCTTGGGCAAAAAATCGCATGAGACGGTTAAAGTCTTCAGCGGATCCCAGAATGGTTTTGGACATGGACTGATGAATCCTTTCGGACTCCTCAAAACTCATGGGTTCAATGATGGGGCCCTCACACTTGGTGGCTTCGTATTTACTCATTGTCCTGCTCGGTTGGTTTTTGGTCAGCGGTCGATTCTTCCGCAGGATCTGGTTCTTCAAATCCCATCAGAGGAAGTTTGGGTTTCGCTAGACCGGGTTTAAGGTTCATTTTTTGTCTGACCTGATCCATGTCGGCCTGCTCAGAAGGGTCCATGAATCCCGCGGTGGTCAGTGTGTTGTAAATATTGGCCAGTTTTTCCATCACCTCAGGATCAAACTCCTCAACGATGAAATCACCGATTCCTTGTGCACGCCATTCCTTCTCAGGAAAGTTGTAGGCGATGATCTTACGAATGAACTGCTGAAGGATCGCTTGTTTGTAAGGTTTTAGTTTACCGTCAATTGATTGACGAAAAATCTTGTGGTGCTCTTGGCCCAAAGAATAAGCGCCACCACCGTCCCCACCCGACATGACGAGCGGCGGAATGAGAAGACCACGCATGATCGCTTTGTTGAAGTACTCAACACCGTCCTTAAAGACGTTCATGTCCCCTTGAGTTTGGAAAGCCTCAAGAGAATACTCCTCATCCTTGCGGCCGGGGAATACCACAAAAGAAGTGTTGTGGAGATTCTTCATGGTGTTCGCCATGGCCAAGTCAGCACGCATCTGCTGAACACCGGGACCATTGGGGTTGTTCATGTTGTTTTGAAGAACCGTGTCATTGGGTGAGGCCCAGCCCGCGAGAAGGGGTGTTCCCTTCCTATCGGCTGCGATGACCCACATTTTTAAGAAGGCGTCTTTTGCGACCCAGTTTTTGTAGATCGACCTGAAAACCGAACGTCCGTAAGGCGAATCAAATTTCCCTGTTCCTGAACCTCGTAGGTGGATGACGTGGTCCTTCGGAATCTTGACCGTAAGGTAAGTGAGATCAGCACTGATACGAATAGGGTATGGAAAATCACCGACAGAAGCATAAAGGTCTGGGCGAAATCCATCCAAGTCTCCATTGTTGATTCCATAAACGTAGGAGTTCATGAAAGTGTTGTGGAACCTTTGGTACTGAAAAATCCCATCAGGCAAAACCTCACCGTGACGATTCACCGCAAAAACCATGGTCAACGGCGCATAAGTCACAAGCTTCTTTGGCAAAAACGCAGGGGCCCCGTCAAAATCCTCTTCGAATCTCCACACCTGCTCCGTGACGCTAAAACCTGACCACTCTGCTGAGAGCATCTCGTCTAAGTTTTCGTGCCAAGAGCCCTCCATCATCTCAAGGGCCTTACGAACGAAAGCTTGGATCTTGGGGATCGGATGAATGTACTCACCAAACCGGGCAATCATGGCAAGGTTCATGAAATTGATCCCGGCATTAAGAGTCTCGTCGGTATCAAGCATTCGTTTGAAGGTTTCAACCGAGACGGTGGACGGGTTGGCAACGAACCTTGAGAGAGATCCGTAGAGTTGAGGTACGGCCGTACCCATCTGAACTTGTTCTTGTTCCAAGTGGGTCAGCTCGTCGTACCTGTTTTTTAGTTCGGTCTTGATGTTGGGTGGAACGTCGTCGATCCAGTCCAACATCGTTTGGCCTTCGCTTGGCTTTCCTGCCATGGCTGACTCCTACGGAAAAAGTGTCTGAATAACCTGAATGGAATTGATCAACTGAACGTAGGTTTTAAGACCCGCGATTGTGATGTGAACCTCAAAACTCGACAACCCAGGAATGGCCGAGAGAGCGAGTAGGGCCGTATCTGCAGCTAGGAGTTGAATTTGAAAGTAACCCCCTGGGGCGCTGATGATTGAGATTTGTTGAGCCGAGAAGAGTTTTGTCAGGTAGGTTCCATCGGCGTTTAAAAAGAGGGCCGCAATCTCGGTGGCGTTGGTGAGGTCAAAAGGAAGTCCGGTTGCGGCGTCAACGAGCCTTACCGAGACGGGGATGTCCTCACCCCTGATGATTTGAATCACGGCGTTTTGTGGCTGCGGGTCTAAGCATCCCATTAAATAATCCCTCCGGTTGTGACTTCACCATTGATGATAGGTGAATTCTGAACTGATGCACTTAAATTGTCAGTAC